CGGCTGCAACTTCAACGGCGGCGCAGGCAACGACATTCCGGGAGTGATGTCGTTCCTCGTTGGCGGAACCGCAGCGTCGGATAGTGACGCCGTGTGGATTTCGACGCGAGGACCAGGCTACGACTCAACGATAAGCAAGCCAAGCCGTAAGACAGGCATCGCTGCCTCGACCGCGCTAGTGGCTCGGTACAAGTCACCTGCCTCTGCGGGGATGATCTTTGGCCAACGCTTTATGCGTGTAACCCCAATCCGAGTGAGCGCCTAATGACCACCCTCACTGACACCCAAGTAGTGACCGCGAGCGGCGGGCTGGTGGAGTTGGGGTACACGGCTCTCACTACCAGCCCAGCGGTCGGCGGGAGTTGGACGACCATCGCCTCCACCACGGTTGTCGCTGATGGCAGCAAGTTGCTTGTGGAGTTTCAGTCACCGTATGTGTCTGCCGCAGCAAACGCTCGTCTTGTAATCGCCGGGACCAACTACCGGTTCGGTGACTTGGCGGCTGCCGGTCCTTTCCGTCAGTCGCTTGTGGTTACCCCAGCGGCTGGCTCCGTTTCCATTTCTGTTGAGTTCATCACCGCTGGGGGTGGCGCGACCATCAACGGGAGCGGCGGTACATACGGCGCGGGCAGCGCCTTCCTCCGCGTCTCCAAGATCGTCCAGGCGACCCAGTGGCCCGCCGTCACGACCGGCACGATCATCTGCACTTCGACCACGCGGCCCGCGAGTCCGTTTGAGGGGCAGACGATTTATGAGACTGACACTGACTTGGAGCAGCGGTGGACGGGTAGCGCGTGGGTTGTTTCGGGTAGCAACGGCGGTAGTTTTCTAAGCGCGTCCAGCACGACAACCGTTTCTGCTGCTTCAACGATTACCTACACGCAGGCAAGCATCACCCTCACTCCGGGCGTGTGGGAAGTGACGTCCGCGATGACGCTTATCAACGGCACGACGACCGACAGCGCAGCGGTCGCCATCTACAACCAGACCGCCGCTGCGGTCGTGTCAGGCTCATATGGGACGCCTGGCTACACCAGCACAACGTGGGCGGCGGCACTTCAGTCAATGCCGACGAAGATGACCGTTACCTCGAATACCCAGGTCTGTCCTTACGGGAATCGAAACGGTGGATCAACTATCGCTCCCGCTAGTGGCGTCGGCGCGCCTGTGGGGCTTATCACCGCACGAAGGCTTTACGGAGGATGACTCTCCTCCTCCTCCTCACCAGCTCCGGCGGACCCAAGCCCGTATATGCGGCGATCCCGGCGACCTCCGACCTCACCGCAACTGCAGACGACCGCTCCGCCGTCTCCCCCGTCGCGGAGATCAACGTCTTCTCCGGTGGTGCTGCGACGTTCGAGTCCCGCGCGGCCGACCAGGCGGCAGCGGTCATCGCCGCAACGGCGGACCTTGCCGCACTGCTCAGGAACGCTACTGACCGCGCCGCCGAGCAGATCACCGTCCTGTCAGATGTCGTCGCGACGCTCCGCAGCCCGACGCTCCGGATCGACGCGCAGGCAATGGCCGTCGCGAACCTCTCCGCATACGCAACGGTAAAGGTTCCCGTAACCGCATCCGCATTGGTACCTGGCTTCTCCGCCTTCTATATCCGCATCCCGCCCCGCTCGATTGGCGGCGTCGCCACCGCCGCCGCCGGCCGCGCCACCGCCGGTTCCCTCACCGGCTCCGGCCGCGGCGTCACCGGTACCGCAACGTCAGCCTCAGGAAGGTAACCCGAAACCATGTCGACCGACATCGCAGCCCCCAAGCCGCAGGCGTCTCCGCTGGGCCGTCTCTACCGCGGCAAGGGCGAAGCCTCGGGCAACCTCATGAACATGGTCACCCAGGGCCGCGAGCTTGCGAAGACCGAGCGCAGCCGCTGGCAGATGAACCGCTACATGTACCGGGGCGAGCAGTGGATGCGCGCCCGTCCCGGCACTGGCTTCTCCTCCGGCCGCCTCGAGCTGCTTATGGACACCCCGCGGGCCCGCAGGCGCGACACGTTCAACCGCCTGCGGCAGATGACCGACGGCCGCGTCTCGCTACTGACCGCGCAGCGCCCGCCGTATGAGGTCGTCCCGCGTAGCCGCGAGCAGAACTCCATCGACGCCGCCCGCCAGGCCAGCAAGCTCATCGCCGCCAAGTGGGACGACTCCGGCTGGGCCGTCGGCTCCGCGATCCGCGACATGGTGCTGAACGGCGAGATCGACGGCATCTCGTACCTCCACTGCTACTTCGACCCGACGGCCGGCGATGTCACCTACATCCCGTTCTCGGCCGAGACGGGCAAGCCGGTTGAGTCCCGCGAGCAGTTTGAGGCGCTCTCCGAGGAGGACCCCGAGGGCCAGACGCTCTGGCAGTACCGCCCGATGAAGTTGGGCGAGATCGTCTGGCGCGTCGTGCGCCCGGGCGCCATCAGTGTCGACCCTTCGGTCACCAAGTGGAGCGACTGCCGCTGGGTCGTGGAGAGCCGCGTCTTCCCGCGCTCGGTGATCGAGCAGCAGATCGGCAAGAAGATCGATGACATCCTCGAGGAGTCGGCCCAGATGGGCCAGTCGGGCTCCTCCGGCGGATCGTTCAACCGCGCCGATGTCGCCTCCCCGATCAACGTGGAGGACGAAGGTGGCGGTTCCTCGGGACGCATGGTCCCGGGGCGCGATGAGTTCCTGGTGCATGAGGCGTACATCAAGCCGGGCGGCGACTGGCCGCAGGGCGCGCACATCCGCTGGCTGGACCGCGCTCCGAACCTGCCGCTGGTCACCGAGCCGTACATGGAGTACGACCTCCCCTACAAGCCGTTCAACCCGAAGCCCGACGGCGGCCATTGGGTCCGCTGCCGCGGCACGGTCGATGAGCTTCGCCCGATCCAGCAGCGGTTCAACCGCATCCTCTCGCTGCTCCATGAGTGGCTCGAGCGCGTGGCCCGCCCGCCGATGATCGTTCCCATCGGGGCCGTGCGGAACCAGGAAATCTTCAACGACAAGGGCATCATCGAAGTCCACCCCATCGGGGATCCGCACTTCATGCCTGTGTCATCGGAGCCGACCGCGGTCCTTACGCAGCACCTCCAGTGGTGCGTGCAGCAGATGGCCGAGATCGCCAACCAGTCGGATGCGATCCGAGGCTTCAGCCCCGGGCAGGGCGTGGAGTCGGCCATCGGCATCCAGACCCTCGCCCAGAACTCTGAGACGCAGCTTTCCGGTACCGCCGCTCAGGTGGCGAACATCGTGGAGTGGGGGCTCTCGCGCTCGCTCACCCTCGTCGCCAAGCACTACGTCATGCCGCGCCTGGTGTCCTCTGCCGGCGTCGATGACACCTCAGAGCTTCGCGCCTTCGTCGGCTCCCAGATCAAGGGTGCGGAGGACGTCAAGATCACCGCGTCCATCCTCCCGAAGAGCCGCGCGCTTCAGTTCCAGACGCTGATGCAGCTCGCACCTCTGGTCGGGCAGGACATTCGCCCGCATGTGGCCCGGTTCGTGGAGGGCTCCTACGACGAGTTCATCACCGCCGAGACGGCGCAGCGCAACCGCCAGAAGCGGGAGAACTCCGCCCTCGCGGCGCTTGCCACCTTCCCCCAGCGCGATCAGGTCTACAAGGACTTCCTCGGCCTCCAGGCCAAGTACATGGAGGCCGTCCAGATCGCCGCCTCGCAGGGGCAGGATCCGATGCAGGCGCTCGCCGCTGCAGGCATCCAGCCGCCGTCGGTGCTGAACATGCTCCGCGATGCGGGCGTGCAGATCCCGATGGTGGAGGACTACGACGAACACGCCCAGCATCTTCGGACGCTGGACGACTGGCGTCTGTCCGACGGCTACGACGCCGTCCACCCGCTGGTCAAGCAGGCCGCGCGTGAGCATGCCGAGCAGCACAAGAAGCAGATGACCCAGACCCTCATGGGCATCGGCGCGCAGATGCCGATGCCGCAGCCCGGGCAGCAGCAGGGATCGCAGCCCGCACCCAAGGGCCAGCCGTCACCGCCCAAGCAGCAGGGCCAGCCGGCCGGCCAGTCAACGATGCCTATCTCAGGAGCGAACTAGGCGATGTCAAACGAGATCGAAGTGATCACAGGCTTCGAGCAGGGCTTCTCCAAGGAAGTCGCGGCAATCCTTGAGGTCGCTGACCGTGGCCTCCTCTACCCGCGTGAGATCAGGGAGAACCTCGCCAAGGCGGGGATGATCATCTACGAGGAGATCCCCCTTCCCGACGTCGATCCTCCCCGCATGGAGGACGCACCGCACACCGTGAATCCCGACGAGTTCGTGGACTCCGATGACGACAACGAGGAGACGTACTAGTGAGTACCGATTATCACCCGGGATTCGAGGGCGGAGAGCCCGTCCCGCCGCAGCCTGAGGCCGAGGCACAGCCTCAGAACAACCCGTGGGAGCCGTGGCAGCAGGCCGGCTGGCAGCCGGATGAGGTGAACCCGTATGACGTCCGCCAGGCATACGACGGCTGGCAGGCGCTGGGCAACCGCGACACCCGCGACTACATGATGGAGCGCATGCTGCAGGGGAATGAACTCCCCGATGGCATGACCTGGCAGGATGCCAAGGAGGCGATCCAGCAGGCATGGCAGATGCGTCAGGACCCGTTCATGCAGCCGGGGATGGATCCCTACGGTCAGGAGCCCTACGGTCAGCCCGACCAGTACGGCTACACCGAGCAGGACTACGCGCAGGCGGCCGCGCAGGGCGTCGACCCGTACCAACTGCGTAACGCATGGCAGCAGGACATCCGCGGTGAGCTTCAGCAGTTCCAGCAGCAGCTTGAGCAGCAGTACGAGGAGCGCGCTCAGGTTGAGGAGTTCACGCGCTCGATGGACGCGATCAAGGGCCAGTACAACTTGAACGACTCCGATATGTCGTTCATCGCGCCTCGCGCCGCTGAGTACGTCCAGCCGGGCGTTCCGATGTCGCAGGCCATCGACCAGGCGTACAAGGACTTCGATGAGTGGCGCCGCAACGCCCTCGCGTCCATGGCGAGCCAGCAGCAGCAGGTTCCCCAGACCTTCTCGCCCGGGGGCATGGCCGCGTCGCCGGATCAGCCTCCCCGGTCGCTGGCCGAGGCCGCCAACATGATGGAGAATCGCTTCGGTCAGTAGGGTTGCGCTTACGCAGCCCTATCCGTAATATCGCGGGCGAGGCGCTTGCGTCTCACCTCCGGTCAAGGGGTTGGTTGGTGGGGGAAGGGCTCCTTCGGGAGCCCTTCCTATTTTCCCCCGGCGCAATTAGGTATAGTTAAAGCGCACGGCGGTCGGCTCCGGCGGGTGGGCAAAGTTCCCCGGGAGGACGGTGCGGAATACGCGGGACACAAGTCTCGCTTCCCCGTCCTTTCGTTCAAGGAGATACCTAGATGTCGCTTTATTCGGCATCCAGCGCATTCGCCAAGGACATCTGGCTCCCGGGGCTCAACTACGAGCTTCTGAGTGAGCCGGGCACCCTTCTGGGGTGGCTTGGTTCGTACACCGACAGTCGCGTGACTGTCGATGTCGAGGGCCGTCGGTCCTACATCAAGCTCCGCATCGGTGATTCGCTGGGTCAGGCCACCATCGCACAGGGTGGCAACTACCCCGACCCCGGGGACCCGACGTATGACGAGGCCCAGCTCAACCTGGCGCACCTGTCGCACGCTCTGTCGTTCACCATGGAGGAGCTGGCGCTCCTCGAGTCTGCTCAGGCCGCTGCCGTCCCGGTGATGGCTGAGAAGATGACCGCCGCCAAGGAGGCCATGTCCTCCGACATCGAGCGGCAGGCGTGGGGCGATGGCTCCGGCAAGCTCGCCAACGTGGCTTCGGACTCGGGCAGCACTATCACGCTCGACGCCACGACCTCGTCGCAGATCGACCGCGACCGCTTCATCTGGATCGATGACGCGAACCGCGCTCGCTACGACGTCGTCCACGGCACGACTGGCGCCCAGCAGGTGACGGGCTTCACCGTGTCGGACATCAACGAGTCGACCAACGTCCTCACCTGCTCGGCCACGATGACCGCCTCCACCTCGGATGGCGTCGTCGTTCGTAGCGGGACCTGGGCGTCGGGCGGTGCCTTCTACAGCCTGGAGTTCCCGGGCGTGAAGTCGCTGGTCGCGACCGACAACACCTACATGGGCATCGACCGTACCGCTTCCGGTAAGGGGTACTGGCAGGCCATCGTGAACGGCAACTCGGGGACGCTCCGTCCGCTGACCGAGGAGCTGATTCACCAGACCATGAACAAGGTCGCGCGTCGCAGCGGTCGCCACCCGCAGGGTGACTACGCCGCGTTCGCCTCGCCGGGTTCGTGGACCGCTTACCACCAGATCATGACGCCGGGCCTCCGTTACACGGTGGACGGTGCGGCGGACATCGGCTTCGGCCGTCCGCTGGAGATGCTGGGCGTGCCGCTTTACCGCGGCGTCCGTTGCCCGCGCAACTCGATCTACCTGCTGAAGAAGTCGTCGCTGAAGTTCGTGCGCCCCAAGCACACGAAGCCGGGCGACCTCCTCAACTTCGTCAACCTGGGCGGTTCGGAGTTCTTCCTCCAGAACGCGTCCAGCGGTCAGGGCCACGCGGCTGCCGTTGTGGCTTACCTCGACGGGTTCCTCGGCATGATGTCGACCAAGCCTCGCGATCACGCGCTGCTGGGTGACATCTCCGAGGTGGCTTCGGCCTACTAGGAGTCCTGATGGCACTCACCGTCACGATCAACAAGACCGACACCGTCGGTCGCTACCTCAAGGTCAAGACCGGAACGATCACGTTCGACTCCTCGTACCCCACGGGGGGCGAGTCCCTGTCGAAGAGTGACCTCGGCTTCTCGTCCTCGGTGGAGACGTTCGTGGCGTCGCCCAACGGCGGCCTCATCTTCGAGTACGACTTCACCAACTCGAAGCTCGAGGCGTTTTACCCCACTGGTGGTTCGGCCACCCCGGCGTCGCTTGCGGCGCCGGCGGTGACCGTCCCCGCGGGGGCCACGGGCGTGACGTCCAGCGCCGCCCAGCCGAATCTCACCGAGACGGCCGGGATCGCGGCAGAGGTTGGTAACACCACCGACCTCTCGACCATCACCACCTACTTCATCGCTTTCGGTTACTAGATGAAGCTCGCCAGCACTCCCGTCAATGAACTGCTGTTCCCCGACTGGCGTTTCGTGGAGGAGGATCTCCACAACGTGTCCACTCGGGTGCAGGAGTACGACGCGGAGGCCCGACTGGCCCGGGACGATGTCTCGGGCCAGTTGGGTCTGGCGAGGCGTATCTCCAACCCCGACCCGACCGGTACCGGTTCCATCTGGGTGATCGCCAAGCGCCTGATGGACTCTGAAGACGAGCCCCTTGTGGGCGAGCCCGATGCGCGTGTGCTGGAGCAGCAGCGGGCCTCGGATGCGTTCCGCATCCAGAACATGGCGGCGTGGCACCGCACCCAGGAGAAAGTCTGGGAGGCGAATGAGCGCCGCCGCATCCAGCGCGAGATCGAGAAGAACATGGCGAACGCCGAGGAGTTCGTCTGGACGGCACGCCGGAAGGACTTGCACCAGGCGGCCCCCATCACCGTTGCTAAGGACGTCGCGTAGTGGCAAGCGGCGACTTCGCTGACCTCTACACCAAGGCGATCTACGGATCGCGCCGCGACCCCTCTGACTCCTTCGACGTCGCCCGCGCGAAGGACGCCGTCAACGAGGCACTGCAGGCCGTCTCCTTCACGGGCGACCCGTGGAACTGGCTTGAGCGCGAAGGCGAGATCACGCTGCAGGTCGGCGCTGACGTCTACTCCTACGCGACCATTTCGACCGCCCTCGGCGTGACCATGGCGGAGATCCTGTCTCTGGTCATGGACAACCAGGACGGCGGATACCGCCTTGAGTCGATGTCGTGGGACGCCCTCGAGAACGTGACCTACGGAACGCAGGACGACGAGCAGGCGGGCGAGCCGATCTTCTGGGCTGATTGGGATTCCAAGATCCGCCTCTACCCGAAGCCCGACGAGGCGTACACCCTCGGCGTCTTCTACCGGGCGTACCAGTCCGAGCTGGTCAACGACTCCGACACGCCGCTCATGCCCCTTGAGTGGCGCACCCGCCTTGTCGTTCCCTACGCCTGCATGCGTCTGCTCCGACAGGAGGGCGGCGGCGAGGCTGCGTCTGAGGCCGACCGCTACGCGGGCGAGTACCAGAAGGCGTTCAACGACTGCCGCGCGGTTTGCGCGACGATGCACTCGCCTGAGATGCGCCTCGCCTCTCCGTCTTGGCGCAGTCAGATGTGGATGGGTTGACATGAGGCAGATGGTCGTCGCACGACCCTTTGCCGGCGGCTACCGGACCGACGTTCCCGACTACGCGCTCAACCCCAACGAGTGTGCGTACTCGCAGGATCTGATCTACCCCTTCGGCATCGCCCAGCAGAGGTGGGGCTGGTCGTATGACGGGACCACGGCCGACGTCGCGGCGAACCTCGTTGGCGTCAATAGGTCGCGGTACCCAATCCCCGGTCGCACAGTGACAATCACCGCAGACGCCGACGGTGACTTCTGGACCCACAATGCGTCCGCCGCCGGGACACTTGCCTTTAGGGATCGCGCCCCTTCCAGCGCCGTGTGGATTCCGCGCTGCATGTACAACGGTGACGTCATTTTCTGCGCCCAAGACGGCGAGACACCGCTCCTTCGTTACTCGGGATCGCAGATGTCCGCCAGTAGCTACATGGGCTCAGGGAGCTGGACTTTCAGCATCCCCAACGGTTCCTCGACTATCAAAGTCAACACATCGGTTTCGTGGCCTGCTGGCCCAGATCCGGATCCTTTCCCGCCAACGACAGACGTTCCGGCATTCGTGTATGTCGACCGTTGGAACGCGACGACGTTCGGTGCATTTGCTCCCATCCCGAAAGTGAGTTTGCGCGCTCTTGCGACCGCCAACTCCACCATCTCTGGCAACACCTTCATATCCCAACTGACTCTTGAGGCGGTGAGAAACAACCAAGGTTCCGCGACTTATGGGACTCTCGTTTCCTCACTGAAGGTGCTTCCGGTGGGTTTCGCGTGGCCCGGGGTATCCATCAACGACACAGGTTCTGTCGTGAGCCGTGCGAGCGCGGTCTACACCCTTGAGGGCGTGAACCTTTCGGGTATTCCCCTCATCGACAGCAGCAAGGACTACCTGGACGCGCTACTTGTGATCAACCCGACTAACGGGGGCGATCACTACATCACGAACGTCAACTCTTACACGGCGACGACAATCAACGGCGACTACTTCCCGTCGTGGTCGGTGAACAACACCCAGTACCGAATCCTGCGCCGCTTGCCGTTCAAGGACGCGACCGTCCACAAGAACTCGTTGTGGGGTACGGGCGTCAAGCAGTACCCCAACCGTGTCTACGTTGCCCCACCGCTCTGGAACATGGGCATACCGCCGGGTGCAGTTGAGCCGTGGGATCCCATGGACGGGTTCCAAGACATTGACGAGTTCACCCTTACTCCCATCGATGTCCCATCGCGTTACGACACCGACCCGGTTGTCGCCCTCCTTCCCACCCCGGGACCGCTGCTCGTCCTCAAGGGGGCGTCGGTGTACGGGATCTACGGAACCTATCCCAGCTATGAGCAGACGATCCTCACGACGGGCGCCGGGTGTATTGACCTCCGCTCTGCAATATCGGTCGACGGCATCGCCTACTGGGCAGGCCGTGACGGCGTCTTCATGTACACGGGCGGACAGATCGTTCCGATTAGCCGCGGTCGGATCGAGCGCGAGTGGCAGGCGCTCATGCGTGGCTATGTGCAGGGGACCTCGTATGTGTCTGCCGCTGTGGTCGCAGGCCACCTGATCATCTCTGCTGGCGGACTGACCAGCACCGCCACCAGTGAAGCCAAGATCGGGCCCGACTCTTCCAATCCGACGGAGCGCACCTTCATCTACGACCTCGAGGCGAGGCAGTGGACGTCGCGGATGAGCAACGCCCGCATCCGCAACATGGCGTCGGTGCGCGTGCCGGGTGAGGTCGACTCGATCTTCGCCGTGAGCGACGACCGGCAGGGTCGGGTCATCGACCTCACGCCGACGATCACCGGCACCAAGTGTACGAACCGCGCGTCGCAGACACTGGCTGACGCCGACTCCACCGACGCGGCCGGCACGGGCCCGCGCCTGCGGGCGTGGTCGTCGGCATCCCTTGCTCAGGCAAGCGGGATCGAGGGCGAGGCCCGCATGATGGACATGTCGATCCACACGAACCTCTACGACTCCGGCACGCCGGCCACCGCGTCTCTTGCGATCAGCACCGCGCATGGCGAATCGCTGAACCAGGACGCGACGGCGGTCGTGGTTCATTCACCGGTTGCAGGAGACAACACAGACCGCGTCGACCGCAGCAAGCGCCGCATCAACCGGACCGGCCGCCTGCATCAGCTTCGCGTCGACCTTGCGACGACATCCGCAACGACCAAGAAGACGCAGATCCCCGAAGTCACGGCGACTTTCCGTGACAACCGGAGGATGACATGAGTACGCAGTTCTCATGGGGCTTCCCCGAGGACGGTGCGGGCGTCGACGTCATGGCTCCGCAGCCCGAGGCCATGATCCGCGAAGCCTTGCGCGTCGGCGTCAACGCATCGACGTTTCCCCCGATGGAAGCCTCGCCAAACGGTCAAGGTTCCTCGGGGCTTGGCATCCAGAACGTCAAGCGCGGGTACCTCAACCTGGTCGTCCCCTACGACAGCTCCGTCGTCGGGGTGGACTTCCAGACCTCATCCAAGAGTTTCGTTGATGTCAGCGCGGAGCTGACCGGGTCGCTTCTGACCTCGGGACGGCCGGTCATGATCATGATCCGCTGCGGTGAGAATGGGTCACTCGGCGCTAGCGACACCGTCTACTTCAGCGTGCGTATCGACGGTGCCGAGGTAACCGGGAGCCTCGGGCTCGTCTACAAGAAGGCCGGTCCCGTCCCGATGACGACGGGAGTGTGGTTCGCGCAGCCGAGCGCCGGGACCCACACCTACTCCATGGTCTGGAAGGTCGACGCGCTTGCCACGACGACGCCGCTCATGACCCGCTCCTCCCGTCCCTTCCTGACAGTGGTGGAACTGTGAGTACCAACTACTTCAACCCGATCACCTACATACCGCGCGCCCCGACGCAGACGCCGGTTCGGCTGCCGAACCAGACGTCGGTTACGTTGCCAACAGCGAACCCCAACTGGACGACCGTAACGGGCTACTCGCCCATTGGTCCGAACAATCAGGCTGCCGCGCCGAACCAAGGGAACATCGCGTCATTGGCTGCTGGCCTCTACGGATCGGGCACGCCTGGGCAGCCGGGGTACGTCCCGGGCTTGAACGAGCGCGTTGCGACGCAACTCGGTCAGGCGCGCAACAACGCACGCGACGCCCTTCGAGGCTTCGGCGGCGTCTCGTTCCGCGCCGACGACCCGTCGACGCCGAACGTCGATGAGTCACTGATGATGGACTACAGGCCCGACCAGCTCGGCAGGAACGAGCGTCAGGCTGTTCTCAGCGCCCGCGCTCAGGCGAACGCTCGAGGGATGCTTAGTTCTGGGTTCGCTGATCAGATGGTCGGGTCCGCCCTCCAGCGCGTTGGCGAGCAGGCCCGCGCCATCGTGAACCAGTACTCGAACCAGATCAACGAGATCGCCAACCGGAACTTCGATCCGTTGACCGGCCTTGCCGTTCAGACGCTCGGCCAGATCCAGAGCCTGTATGGCGCTGACACGCAGTGGGCTGCAACTCAGGAACTTCAGCGGCCAGCGCCGACGCCGGCTGCTACGCCGCCTGCGTCGGAGCCCGTGTCTGCAACTCCTCCTCCCCCGTCAACTCCCGCCCGCGCATCAGGGTCGACCCTCTGGTCGGGTAGGTCGCAGCCGACGACAACGTGGGCCGATAGCCAGTTCGGCCCCGGCAACTACCGGATCGTGCAGGAGTCGCAAATCGTCAATGGACGTCGCGTCCCCAAGTGGGTAGTGAGGGCTAGGTAGACATGGCACGCCGACGCAGGTACCCCCAGTTCCGCCTTCCCACCGACAACGGGTTCATCCCGCAGGCGAACTTCGACGCCCCTGGTGGCCCGCGCTTGGTGACCCAGCCGCGCCCGGGGCGCGTCGTGCGCGAGCGTATGGACACGCCGGAGTTCGCCCTCCCGAACGTCGGTGGCCTGCGCGTCGTGCGCCGCCGCGTCGGCAACGGGGTCCGTGACCTGGTCATGGATCAGCAGGGGAACGTCCTCCTCAACATTGCGGGCACCGGAGCGCGCCCGACGATCCAGCGGTCCAACACCGGACCCGATGGCCGCGGGCGCCTTGTCGTCAGGCGTCCCGGGGCTGCCCCCGGGGCCGGTGCCGCTCCCACCGGCCCCGGCGCGGGCGGCGACGTCGTTTGGACGGGGCGCGTCAACCCGAACACCACGACCCTCAACACTCGCTTTGGCGAAGGCAACTACGTCGTCGCACAGGAGAACGGTCGTTACGTCGTGCGCCGCAAGCCCGTCACTGCGCCGGGCCCGCCCGACCCCTACGCGGACTACAACGACTACCCCTTCATCAAGAACTACTTGAGGGGGATGGACGACACTTACACGGGCTTCCAGAACTACCTCACCAATACCTACAACCCGCAGATCACCGCAGCGTCGCAGGCGCTGACCGCGCAGCGGCTGGCGGCCGGCGGGTCGTACAACAACGCGATCCAGAACTACGCGGGCTCGGCCGGCAACGTCGCCGCTGCGATGACCACGCCGCAGGTGGCGGGCATGACCGGCGGCACGGTCCAGGCTCCGAACCAGAACGCGCTCGGCGCCGCGCAGTCGATGGCAGCGACGGCCGCCGCCGCCCGCAATATCGACGCCGGAGCGCGCACCGCGCTCGGCGGGCTCGAGGCCGAGAAGATGGGTCAGTCGTTTCTCGGATCGGCCATGGGCTACGGAGCCGGGCTCCTCAACCAGTACGGCCAGAAGCGCCAGTCCGAGCGGCTGAAGATGGATCAGTGGATCGCGGAGCAGAAGGCCGCCGAGAAGGCCGCGAAGGACAAGATGGATCTGGAGATGCTGAAGCTTGATCAGTCGATGATCAACTCGCTGATCGTCTCTGGTGACCGGGCTGCGGCACGCGCTGTGACCCAGCGCGGTCAGGACATCGCTGCTGCGGATGACGCCGCAGACAACGCCCGCGCCGGCCAGTTGCAGCCAAGCGACCTCTTGCGCGGTTACAGCAAGCTGCCAAAGGGCGCAGGCGCTAAGTGGCGTAAGCCGGGTGCGGTGCAGGATGCGAACGGCGACTGGTGGAACCCGAAGCCGGGCGGTTCGGGTGGCGGTTCTGGCGGCGCTCCGTCTGACTCTGCTCGGGCTGCTCGCATCAATGACTTCAAGAACAAGTGGTCACCGGGTGAGACTGACCCAGCGACGGGTCAGGCGAAGCCCTCTACTTGGGGTAAGACGCCACAGCAAAGGATTTCTGCTGCTGCGGTCTTCATCAAGACGAACATCAGCCTCTTCCCCACCCTCAAGAAGGGTAAGCGCGGCGAGGTCGACAGTTTCTTGATCTTGGCTGGAGTCACTAACAAGAACGTCAGGAACGCGATCATCGACCAGGCGATCCAGTTGGTCGGCCGTGGCTAGCAACCCGCTTGTCGGAGTACTCCAGCGTTCGGGGATTAGCCGACCCGCGCCAAAGGCGCCGCAGAAGCGCAGCCCGCAGAAGCGCACTGACGGCGGTCGCATACTCCTTGTCGATAAGAAGGGCCGCTCTGTTCGCGTTGCTGGACCGCCGGCGCCGGTAAAGCTTCCCGGCGGTGGCTATGCGCGTATCGGGACTCAGGTTATCCGCGTTGACCAGTTGCCGAAGAGACGTACACCGGCACCGAAGAAGACTGTTGCTCCTCGCGTGGAGCGCGGGTCCGTCATCCCATTCGTGTCAGTCGGCGGGCGCCGCATCCCCCTTTGGCAGCCTATCGACGACAGCGGTCGCGAACTCCCGAGGAACATCACTGAGTCAGAGCGCCGCGCAGTCCAGTACGCGCGCATTCGCGCTGGCAATCAGCGTGCTGCGCTCCGTGACCAAGGCAACGTCGTCACCAACTACATCGGTGAGACGGCCAGCAACCTTGCGGGGCAAACGGCCAAGTTCATCGCTGGCGCTCCGGTCGCCATTGCCGCACCGATCATCGGGACCGCCCGTGACCTGTTCACGGCCACGAACCCGGTATCGCTCACCTACGCCAACAAGCAGGAAGGCCGCCAGGCAACCAAGCGACTTGTGACCCGCCCTGCCGACTTCGCGGAGAACGTCGGCCGGCAGACCGTTGACCTTGCGACCAACTTCGTCAAGGACCCGCTCGGGACATTCCGCGAGCGCCCGCTCGAAGTCATCCTTACCTTTATGGGCGGGAAGTCGGTGGTGGGGTCCGCGACGGGTGCCACTTCCCGCACTGTTGGCCGTACCGGACGCCTTGCCCGTGACATCAAGCAGGGCGGCGGCGTCCGTGGCGCCCGCCAGATCAGGCGGAGCCGCCCGACCAAGTTGCCGCCCGGTGCGGAGAAGCGGTTCCGTAGCGCGCTTGAGAGCATTGACGACGACCTGCAGGCGTTCGGTTCGGTATTCGGCAAGCGTGCGTACCGCGCCAGCCAGCGTGCCGCTGACTTCGGCAGCAAGTCAACGCTGCCCGGCGCCCCTCGCTCCCGGGGCACGCGCACCGTAACCCCTGAGGCCATTGAGGTTGACGGCCGCATCGTCCGACCTGCAAAGGACATCGAAGTCCCACTGCGCCCGCGGTCCGCTGACCCGATCACTCGCGCAACCCAGCGCCGGGTCTACGAGCCGATCCGCCGCACCCTTGGCCTTCAGCCCTCCTACCAGTCACTTTCCCGCAAGGACGCTTTGGGCGCGGGATACCAAGTTCTTGAGGACCGCTCCAAGATCGTTGGTGCCGTCGCAGCTCCCTACATCTCCTCGCTTCGCGCGATCAAGGGCACGGGGAAGAAGGACGGCCTGCCAGCGTCTGAGGTTGAACTGGTCAGCGAACTGCGCGACCTTGTCCTTTCTGGCAAGGCGCAGCCTATCCGTGGCAGCCGCCGCTTCGGTCTTGATCGCGAGATTGAGAACGTCAAGCGCACCCTCGCAACCGACGGTTTGTCGCCCAAGGAACGCACGCGCTACGAAGGACGCCTTGAGCGCCTAGAGGCGATCCCCGAAGAGTGGCTTGACCCAGAGACGCGCCCAGCGCGTGTGCAGCGGGTCATCGACACTGCTCGTCCGCTGTATGAGGGTTCGACCGCCATGAAGTTGAGGAGCCGCGTCATCAGCCCCTCGGCTGCACAGTTCGCTGGTGAGCGCCCACTCATCCAGGCGCTGGGCGGAACGTCGGTTATGCGCGCCAAGGCGCAGGCCGCTGGCGACAAGCCCGCCATCAAGGCGATCAATGAGGAGGCGCTCCAGCGGAGTACGCGCTACCAGGCAGCCGCTGCACGCCTTGAGGACATCGACGCCGAGATCGCCGCACGCAAGGCTGCCGGCGTGAAGGTCGGGAAGGATCTCCAGCGCCAGCGCAAGGCTGCGAAGGGCGAGGAGAGGCGGGCCAAGGACTTTGCCAAGAGCAAGATGTATGTGGGCTACGACGAGGATGAAGTGGCCCGCCTTGAGCCCGGAACCTACGTCCCGCAGCGCCCCATGTTCGAGGAGCGGCAGGGTTTTATGCGGACGGTCTTTGGCCGTCGTCCGGTGTCACAGAGCATCGCTGCCCGCGTGTCCTCTGCGCGAATGGCGCCACAGCGGGATAGGTTCAACGCAGGAACCCTCTACGAGCGCGGTGATGTCGGTGCGACCCCGAACCTCCCTATCACCGCGTTCACGGAGGCCACTGACTCTGTGGTCCGCTCGGAGCAGGCTGCGGGGATCATCGACCGGAACGCCCTCAAGGACGCGGAGACGGGCCAGCTCATCACCGGGCGGTCCGCTGAGAAGTTGGTGGAACGCAACCCCAAGGACTTCCAGCTCGTCACTCAGGCCCAGCTCGCCAAGATATCCACCGCGTCGATTGACACCCCCGCGGGTGCGCGCCTAGCTAAGGCAATTGACGAGTCGAACATCCCGGGCGCTGGTCAGAAGTATGTGATTCCGAAGTCTGTCTATGAAGGCTGGGTCACCGCTCTTGGCCCCTCCCCCACGCGCACCGGTCGCGCCGTCGACTACTTGGTGTCTCTTTGGAAGGGCAACGTGCTGGCGCTCAACCCGCGCTGGTACATCATCAACATGGTCGGTATGTGGGGCCAGTTCGCGCTTGGCGCGGGAGCCGACCTGCAGGCGATCTCCATGGCCCGCAACCCGGCACTCCTCACTGCGCTGCCTGGCCGGATCGCGTGGCGCGGCCTTCCTGAGGAGATGGGTGAGTACGCCCGTCGCTCGTCTGGCCTGCCCTCGCGCAACGTGTACCAGCGAATCATCTACAAGGGCTTCGAGATCAATGAGATGTTCGAGTCCGTCCCGCGCAAGGCGATGTTCTGGCACGCGGCAAAGCAGGGGCTGCGCGACGCAAACATCATCGGCCCGGGGCCGGTAAGCGAGGCCCGTCTCGCCGCCGCGTGGCTGGACGTTGCGAAGAGCGCAGCGAAGGGTGACACGGGCGCCAACCAGATCATCGACGAGGCGATACTCGTCACCGAGCGGTTCATGGGCAACTACTCCCGGTACAACGGGTTTGAGAAAGCCGTCATGCGGCGCGTGTTCCCGTTCTACGGATGGATGCGCTCAATCCACCGCTTGGCTTTTGCCCTCCCCTTCAAGCACCCTAAGCGTGCCGCACTCCTCGGGATCGGTTCGATGATGGCTTACGACCTCTATGGACTTGAGGCGAGTGAGTCCGCATACAGCCGTCCCGGTGCGATCATGTGGGGCGGGAACCTGCTGACCAATGTAGGCCCGGCCAACATCTTCGAGTCGGCTCGAGACAGCTCAGATTTCGTTGTCCGCTTCGGCGAGAGGGTCCAGACGGCAGGCAACGACCCGCTTGCATTCGTCGGTCGCACGGCAACGGACCTCATTCGCTTCGGCGCGCAGCAGGCGGGTCCGGTGTTCGGTGAGCTTTACACCGCTGTCAGCGGAGAGACGCCCGCCGGCGTGCCGCTCAGGTTCAGCCCGGGCTCACAGGCGCGCTTTGACACGGGGACCGGGAACGTCATTTCATCCAGTCCGACAACGGGTGGTAACCGTTTCGACCGTCAGGAGACTGACCTCGCTGACCGCGTGATCCGCGCCTTCACACCGCAGGCGCCAACCCTGCGTCGATTCCTCGCAGGCGGAGAGCCCTACGAGGATGCGTCGATGCAGCAGTTGTTCTCCTACTGGTACGGAGGCCGGAAGCCGGAAGAGACTGCTCGCCTGGTAGCGCCCGACCCACGCATCCCATCGTCTGTGCCGCGCGACGCCATGGCCTTCATCACAGGGCTCGCTGGTTTCCCGACGACGCGCGTCGACCGAACGCGCACCCCCGGCGCTCAGGCGTACCGATCGCAGGTCCGGACGGTCCGCGCACGAACGCGGAATAGGAACGCGCTCAAGCGCGGAGAGAATCAGGCGCGTGCCGCCAAGAGGAAGGAAGGGTAGATGTCAGTACCCACACGCGAAGGATTCCGGCGCGCACTGGCCGGCACACCGATGGCACGCGAGGCGGACCGCATCTATGACGTCGCGTCACGCGGAGGGATCAACCCGGCGCTGGTCGTCGGCATCGCTGGTGCCGAGAGCAACTTCGGTCGTCTCGGCTACGCCGTTGGCAAGAACAACCCCTACGGCCTCATGGGGTTCCGCTTCGGCAACTACACCCAGGCAACGCAGAAGCTCGTTGAGACGCTGAATAACAAGGGCCTCGGGTACCGGCAGGCGTATGGCAAGTCGGGGCTCGTAGGGATGATCAACATCTACACCCCTCGAGGCGCGGCCAACGGACCGAACAACGACCCTGACGGCCACACGCGGAACATCATCAACATCGGCCGCAAGAGCGGTGGTGACGCGTCGAAGGCATACATCAGCCCGGGCGCCGTACCGGCCGCTGCGCCTGGTGCGACACCCAGCGGCACCATCGCCGGCGGGCTCAACACAACCAACCTGATGAACCTGATGCGCCAGCAGACCGAGCGCATCAAGAGCGGCCAAGGGTACGACCGCGAGCTGGGGCTCAAGATCCGCCAGTCCGTGATCGACGGCATCGGCACTAGGAACATCGGCGGGGGGAACGTGCCTGCCGCTGGACCGAACCCGCAGCCGCAGGGCGGCGACATTGACGTTGGCTCGCTCGGCATCCCCTACGGAGGTGTCGACTCGCGCGGCATCACTAGGGGTGGCGCGGGTGGCAATTGGGGCGGCTCCATGCCGAGGGCTCTCCAGTTCCTGCAGTGGGCGCAGCAGACCGGCTACAAGCCGAACACCGCAGGCCGCTGGCTCTCGCAGAAGCGTTCCCGCCAGAACACAGCATCAGGCGGAGTGTCCGACCATTGGCAGGGAAGCAGCACTGCGTATGGCCTTGATCTCGGAGTCCCGAACGTGGCCGAGGGCGACAAGCTCCTCGGCAACTTGATGCGCTACTTCGGGCAGCCGTCCTACAGGGGCGGCTCCTGGCTCAATATCAACAAGGGCGGCTACCGCTACCAGATCGGATGGCGCACGCCGGGCCACTTCGACCACATCCATGTGGGCGTCAGGAAGCTGTAGTTAGGAATGCGTAACGTCATGCACAAGTGCAAGGATATGAAGCAGTGAACCCCGATCCCTCGCCCGTCAACCACGGCCAGATCCAGTGGCGCGTCGATCAGTTGGAGAACCGCATGGACCGGCTCGAGCAGTCGGACGCGGCGCGCACCGAGATCCTCGCACGCATGGATGAGAGGCAGAACGTCCTGGCAGAGGACGTCAAGCTGCTCGGCCGAGACATGGCTGGGATCAAGCGTTCCCTCTACACACTCCTGTTCGCGCTGGCGCTCGCTGTCGTCAGCACCGCCATCGACATCGCAGTGAGGCTGACGACATGAAGCTTGACCCCCGCTGGATCGGACGCAAGAAGCGGCTGAAGGCGTATGCCCTCTCGAAGGGGATCGCCATCCCGAGCGGCTACCGCATCAACCCCTACTGCGGCTCGGCCTGCCGCGAGCTGATCAAGCGCGTTCAGCGCCACCTCTACGGCGAGGCCGGCGTCACCGGTAAGTGGAACGGCGGCCTTGACGCCGCCATCGCGCCGAAGCTCACCACTCCGCAGCGCGCTCTGAGGTTCGCGCAGGGCGAGATCGGCATCAAGGAGCATCCGCCCGGCAGCAACAGTGGGCCAAGGGTCCGCGAGTTCCAGGCGGCATCGTCGCTCGGGGGGACGGGATGGCCATGGTGTGGAGCCCTGATGGCATGGGCGTATGGCAAGGCCGGCAGGCCGCTCAAGGGCTTCAACAATGCCTACGTCCCTGACTACGTCGCGACCGCCCGGCGCAATGAGGATGGCCTGCGCGTCGTCTCCGCCGAGAGGGCCCGCCCCGGGGATCTCGTCTGCTTCGACTGGGGCGGAGACGGGACTTCAGACCACATCGGGATTCTGGAGACGCCGGTTCGCAGCGGCCGTTTCCAGAGCATCGAGGGCAACACCTCGTTCAGCAACAACTCAAACGGCGGAGAAGTGATGCGCCGGGACCGCAACGTGTCCCAAGTGCAGTGCTTCATCCGCGTCGTGTAGCAACCACCGAAGGAGCGTTACATGAAGGTCCCTGTTGGTATCTCGACGGTCGTCGCCGTCCTCACCATCGCTGCCGCCGCCATCGGCGCAGTCATCACCGGGCTTGACGGCGCAGGCACCGCCGTGCCGCTCACGCTTTCGATCATTGCCGGAGTCGTCACCAGTGTTCTCTCGGTGCTGCGCTCCTGGCAGGCCAACACGCTCGCCATCTGGTCAGACGACGGGCCCGACAACGGCGCGCAGGCGGTCAGCGTTGAGGGCTTCCTCGCCGGGCTTGACGACTAGCCATGCGCGTCGTCCATATCTCCGAGCAGTTCGACACCGGAGATGAGTTCACGCTGATCCCCACGGGCGACTGGCACCTCGGCGCAGCAGACTGCGACGAGGCGCAGATCCGTGCGGATCTCAAGAAGCACCAGGACAACCCGAACGCCCGCCTGATCCTCATGGGCGACATCGGGGAACTCATCGGGCCCGGCGACAAGCGGTGGCACCCACAGGGCTACATGCCCCAGCGGTATGTCGACGCGATGCTTGACCCCGACGGCGGGATCCCGACCGAGACGGTCAAGCACGCCGCGGAGATCCTCGAGCCGTGGGCCGGGCGCATCTGGGGCGTGGCATCGGGCAACCATGAGATGACCATCTCCAAGCACTGCCAGCGCGATCTGATGACCGAGCTGGCGAAGGAACTCGGCGGAGGTCTGTTCAACCGACTGATCGGTTACTCCGGCTTCATCCATGTGACCTGGACCCACAAGGTGCAGAAGAAGGTCGTCGGGTCGATGAAGTTCCACATCCACCACGGCTGGCAGACCGCCGGCCGCGCGGGCTCGGGGAACCTCATCAACGGCATGGAGCGCGAGCTTGGCTACACCGATGCGGATGTCCTGCTGCGCGGCCACAGCCACGCGCCGCGCATCGCCCAGGTGATCCCGTCGCTTCGGGTCAACCGTACAGGCGTCGCTGAGTGGCCCCGGCTTGTCGCATCGACCGGCACCTACAAGGTCGGGCACATCGAGCCCAAAGCTGGCGACCACGCGCCGACGACCTACGAGACGTTCAAGAACTACCGACACAAGATGCCCGGCGCGCACCTCGGCCCGCCGGTCATCACGATCAAGCCTCGCCGGGTAGGCGAGCAGAAGGAGCGCAGCCCATGGACTCTGGAAGTGACGCTGTAGTGAGCGGGGCCGACCCGTGGCCCTTCATCCGTGAGGAGATTCCCCGGGCGTGGGTCGAGGTAAAGGCGATCTTCATGGAGCCCCAGCCGGGCTTCATGGAGTTGGCCGAGGCGCGCTTCCGCGCAGGAGAGAAGGAATACAAGGGCACCTCAGGCGAGTGGCTCAGAAAGCCGCCCGACTGGTTCGACAACGAGCGGTACCAGGAACTCTGCGATTTGGTGCTGTACACGGCCATGCGTCGGGTGCTGCACCCCGACACCGGTTTCTGATCTAAGGCTTGCGTACTCGCATCGCGAGGCGTATGACTACTTGTCCTTTCGTACTGCAAGTGGAGGGACATATGTCATTGTCCGAACTGAACCCACCTTCGACTCCCCCCCCTCTCGATTTACAGGCGGCTGAAGTTCGTCGGGTGATCCGCGAGATGCGACGGTCCGCCCGCAGGCTCGGACCGTGCGCTACTTCTTCTTGGCTGACCGCGGCGGCGGAGTCTGCCGCCCGGGAGCTTTGCCGATGGGAGTCTCAAGAGCTGACTTCATCGCCGCCGCCGACCTAGTTGCCGGCGCGGGGTCATCGGTGATCCCCACCAGGTAGTCGATGGAGACGTCCAGCACCATCGCAAGGCGCGACAGCGTCTCTACCGATGGGAAGGACTGGCCCTGCTGGATCCGGCACATGGACGCTGATGTCACGTTGGCGATCTGCGCCAGCGCCTTCTGCTGCGTCGTGCCACTGAGGCCGTAGAGCCTCTCTAAGAACTTGGTCCGGTCGATCAGCGATTCGTCGCTCATGGTCGTCACGCTGCTCCGTGTCATTGGTGGTGTGGTGCGACCATACGCACGCGCAACGGCAAACGCAATGCGACGAGTGACCCGATGACGAGAATCTGAGACAGCCTGTCCCCTTACTAGCCGTAAGTATAGGTTGTCGCTCGTAGCGAGGAAATCTTTCTTGCGCGCCCCCCCGTCCGTATAGGTGCCGTCCGACCCCGTCGTTAGGTTTACGCAAACGCATACGCAGACACATGGGAACAAGGAGGGCACTATGAGACAGCCGGTGGTTGTGACACCTGAGCAGATGCCGCAGCTAGTGGAGTGGGTCAGCGACTTCGGCCTGGACATGCTCAAGACCGCGTTCCGGTATCGGGACGAGATGAGTTCGGAGGCTCGCGGGGCCTTCGACAGCAACGTCAAGAACTTCACGGCGAAGGTCGGTGAGTTCTACCCAATCGAGGATCTCATCGCGGCTGCGATGGAAGAGGGGTCCGACGATGAGTCGTAATCGCGTCGACGCCGCAGCGACGGTGTTCTTCGTCGGGGCATTCCTCGCCGTGATCACCGTCGCCCTGTACTACGCGGTCGACTCCGCGTTTGGTGGCATCTGATGCCGCCGCGTACCGCAGTCCAGAAGAAGGGCGGCAAGCGCCGCTACGTCCGCGTCGTGGACGGGGTCCCGACCGAACACATCAACGTGACCGGTTGCACCCGCTACTGGGGCGAGATGAATTGGGCCGTCCCCTACGGCGCGAAGACCGTCAGCGAGAAGTTCCGCGCTGGCAAGGAGAGCGGGATCCTTGACGCGCTGTATGACGCCGACCCTGAGTCGGCCGTGCAGTGGCTCAAGAAGGCCCCGTATGAAGACCGTGACGCCGCCGGCGCCAAGGGCACGAAGGTGCATCAGGCGTTTGAGGAGTACCTCAAGGCGGGCACCGTGCCGGAGATCGACGACCTCGACGTCGCGAAGATGGTCGATGACCTGGTCGACATGTGCGGCGTCTACGGCATCGAGTGGGAGCGGTCTGAGCAGACCGTCTTCAACTCCGAGGTCGGCTACGCCGGGACCATGGACGGGATCATCACGATCCAGTTCCCCGGCGAGACGGAGCGCCGCCGCTGTGTGGCGGACATCAAGACCAGCCGGAGCGCCAACAAGGCTGAGTACGCACTCCAGCTTGCGGCGCTGAAGTACGGCGCGACCATCGTGCATGACGACGGCTCCGAGGAGCCCATGCCCGAGACGGATGAGATCGGCGTGATCCTCTGGGTTCGCCCTGAGCAGGATCCGCAGATTCTCCCCGCCGTGCTGGACGACACGACGTTCCAGCACTTCAAGTTCTGCGTGGCGATGGCCTACGCGGAGAAGGTTGCCGACGACCGGGTGCTGTTCCTGCCCCCGCTTGGCGACCCCACTGACGACACCAAGCTCCTCACGGAGCGGGAGGTAAGTAGCAATGAGTGATGTGATCATCAGCGACGACGTTCTCGCCGGCCTTCGCGCCGAGGCGAGCAGCAAGGGTGGCGGAGGAGACTGGGTCCGCCTCCAGGCCAAGGGTGAGTGGGTATCCGGCGTGGTCGTGGACCGCGGCATGGAGGAGGCCCCCTTCGGTGAGGTGGAGACACTGATCCTCAAGGGCGTCCGCACCCACGACGAGGACTACGACGCCGACCGCGAGATCGAGTTCCGCCTGGCGTCGACCGTTCTCCAGCGCGAGCTGGGCGAGCAGGCTGAGGACGGCGGCGCGAAGCCGGGGCTCCTGATCTTCGTGGAATGCACGGGCGAGCGGATGTCCAAGGCCGGCCGCGCCTACCTCGGGTTCAAGTGCGTGAAGATGGACCCGAAGTCCGCTGACAAGGCGGGCAAGGAGGCGGCGAAGGCCGCGCCCAAGCCGAAGCGCAAGCCGGAGGACGTCCTCAAGGAGGACTTCGGCGGCGAAGAGGCGCCCTTCTAGAGGAATGCCTGTCGCCGGGATCGGGTGGTCCGAGGAGCGGACGGCCACGGGAGCGCGCAAGCGCCGTCGCCGTAGCCGCGGACGCCCGGTCCCCGGCGGTGGGTGCGCCTGCTGCCAGGACCGCAGACGGATCCTTGAGCGGTGGGTGCTGGAGGACCGGTACGGCCCGTATGTCTGGGTCGTGTGTCGATGGTGCGACGAGGAGTGAAGTGGTGGAGAAGATGGTTTCGGTGGGCGAGGCAGCCGAGGTTGTTGGCGTCCACCCAAAGACGCTCGGGCGACTGATCCGAAACGGCGAGGTTCCTGCCGTGCGCGTCGGCCGGCAGTGGCGCATCCGCCTGTCCGACCTCGAGCCGGGCTACCAAGCCCCGAGGAAGGCCGCCGCGAAGCGCGAGCCGACTGGCACGTTCACGCGGATCGCAGCCGAGCTTCCGTAAACAGATGCGCGTAGTGATCAAGAGTCACCTTGGGCGAGTGCCCGAGCCACGACGCGACGGTCATGAGGTCGTGCCCGTCCGCGATCCATTGGCTGGCCGCCGTGTGCCTGAGGTCGTAGGGCACGCCCGTGAGGCCGAGCGTGGTGCGGGCCGGGGACCAGACCTTGCGCGTCCACATCTGCCAGTTGAGGTACTTGCCCCTGAGCGGCGGCGCGACCAGGTCGTACTGGTTTCGGCCCTCGGGTCCATACTTGGCGATGGCCTTCTTGAGCAGCGGGTCGGTTGGGATCGCCCGCTGGTGGACGCCCTTCGCCAGTTTCTCAGCCCCGTACTGCACGGAGCGCCAGACGCGCACCGACTCACCGATGTCGCGCCACTCGAGGGCCACCACCTCGGCGGGGCGCAGACCGGCGTAGGCCATGACGGCCACGATGAGGCGGTCACGGTCGGTCGGCATGGCCGCGATGATCTTGGCGACGGTCTTCCGGTCCCATGCGCGTCGGTCGGTCGGGGGCTCGGGCACCTTGCCGAGCAGCCTGACCGGGTTCCCGGGGATGAGCCCGTCGGACTCGGCAACTCCGAGCGCGGCGGACAGGACCCGCGTGGCGTTGTTGGTGTTGACCGGCGGCGAGCCGTCACGCACGATCTCCGCGCGCCACTCCCTGACCCGGGCCCGACCCAGCTCGCGCAAGGGAACGTGCCCGATGTAGGGATCTATCCACTTGTCCATGAGGGACGCCCGGCTGGTGCGCGTGGTCTTGGCCCACGCCACGCCGCTGGTGCGGACCCACTGGATCAGCCAGTCATGCAGCGGCATGTCCGACGGCTCGGTCGGAGCGAATGCCCCGAGCCGCCGGCGACGGAGCATCTCGCCCTCATGGGCCTTGGCTTCGTCTTCCGAACGGAATGTTCGCGACCGGTTCCTGGTGCCCTCGCGCCAGCGAACCTCGAAGCTTGTCCCGCCCTTCCCCTCACGGCGATGTATCGACATGAGCAGGAAGGTACCCCAAGGAACAGAAGGATGTACGGATCCGTTCGCAACTGGGGAAATCAGGTTGATGGTCTAACTAGGAGGGAAGTCCTTGTTTAGCAGGCGATTCAAGAAAAGCGGGCGACCGGGCTCGAACCGGCGACCGTCAGCTTGGGAAGCTGTTTCTGGGCAACGTCGCCCTGTTCCCAACGGTACCCGATCCTCCCGTCGCACGGGGCGATCCGGCCATTCCGTCATCCGTCGTGGTCCCTTCGTGTTCCTCTCTGCGGCGGGCCTCATGTTCGGAATCGGTTCGCAGATCGGCGTGGCAGGTTCATGGTCTAAGGCTTACGCAACTACATGTGCAAAGCATCAGGCACAGGAGAAGCGCGCCTGCGTCAAGCAGGCCAAGCGAGACGCCGTCCGCTGGCCCGCGTACCCCGTCACCACGACGGACCTCACTCGCCGTGACGTAGCGATCTCACGCTGGGTGAACCTCGGCCGCTGCGAGGCGGGCCACGGCTCGGGCTACGGCGGCGTGCGTTGGAACACCCCGAGCGGCTGGCGGTATCAGGGCGGCCTTGGCATGTACGACCGCAGCCACGCCTCCACCAGCCACCCCTACGGGTATGACGCCGGGCAGTGGAACTGGCAGACCCAGGTTCTTGTCGGCCAGAGGCTGATGGAGAAGTACGGGATCACTGCGTGGTCCGCATGGAGGTGCTGGTGAATGCCTCCCCACCCCTCACAGCCGGATCTCTTTTCTCAGGCGTCGGTGGCATGGACATCGGGCTCGAGTGGGCCGGGTTCCAGCACAAGTTCTTCGCTGAGATCGATCCCTACTGCCGAGCAGTCCTTGAGGCACGGTTCCCCGGCGTCCCTGTCTACGAAGACGTCAAGCTCGTCGACGCCGACGCGGGCTACGTCGACCTCCTCTGCGGAGGCTTCCCCTGCCAGGACCTCAGTGTCGCCGGCAAGCGAGCCGGGCTCGCAGGCGAGCGCAGCGGACTCTTCTTCGAGTTCATGCGAATCGTTGACGCTCTTCGTCCCCGAGCCATCCTCATTGAGAACGTCGAAGGGCTCTACAGCTCTGGAAGCCCTAAAGGCGCAGACTTCGGGGTCGTCCTCGACTCGCTGGCCGAACGCAGGTATCTGGCGTCGTGGCGAACTCTTGACGCGCAGCACTTCGGGGTGCCACAGCGAAGGCGACGCGTGTTCGTGTGCGCCATCGCTGACGGAGATCCTCGAGCCGAACGCATCGGAGAAGTACTCGCTGTCGCAGAAGGCAGCGGCGGGGATTCTTCGACGAGCGACCCGGCGTGGCCGCTCTCTGCCTCCGCAGTTGGACGAAGCACTGAGGGCAGTGGCGGGCGAATCGTCGGAGCCCTGTCAGGACGAAGCGTGACGCGCTTGGACGAACAGTGCGTGGGGGGGGGTCAGCTTGTGACTGCGGCTGTGACCTCCAAGTGGGCAAAGGGGAGCGGCGGCCCTGCCGGCGACGAGATCCAGAACGTCGTGTGGTCGGCGCGCTCTCCGCTCGCGGATACACCAAGTACACCGATCAGGAGTTCGTCCGACGGGGGCAACTCGTGACGAATCACGACGTTATCCGCACCGGCAAGAACG